AAATTTCTCTAATAGGGTTAGGCATAACTAATTCCCCATCTATTTATTGCTACCAAATATTTACAAGACATGATAAATAGATTTGCAATTTTATTGATGTAAACTTGCATAAAATATTATTGTAACAATTTGTAACTTCTAACAGGTGAACAGGTGACGTATAATAGACTTGAATCTATACATAGGAGGTTTCCAATATGGCATATCATTACCAGAGGTCACACAGGGGCGTTCCGCCTCTCCGATCTCACTACAGTGGAAACACGTGTCCTTACAATTCGGAGGTAGACTGCAGGGCGTACAAATACGGAGTATGCCGCGAGGACTGCGGTTGGCATCCAGTAGGTCACAGCAAGCGCGTCATTAAGGTTAGAAGGGAGATGAAAGTAAGCGATGGCAGTAAAATATACATTCGAGCGATACGATCCTCAGAGTCTGAAGAGCAAGAGCGAGGTGGAGCTTCGTAAGGAATACTCTAGACTCCGGTCCATAGCGCGCAAGCGCTTGGAGCGCCTGGCAACGTCTGAATATAACGAGAGTGCAGCTTATCGTCTTAACCGGTTCAAGTTCAAGGCATTGGCAGAGATCAAAAACGAGAATGAGCTTATCAATAGATTGTCTGCGGTTGCTGATTTCCTCTCAGCTCGCGGATCCTCGGTCTCCGGTCAAAAAGCTATGGAAAAAGAGCGCATAGAAACACTTCACGAACACGGTTATGATTTTGTCAACAAGGGGAATCTCCGGGAATTCGGGGAATTTATGCAGTTTCTTAAAGCACGTTATCCTCATGTTCCGTCTGCAGATGAGACCGAATTAAAGATCCTGTTTAAAGGGTATAAGGTGCTGCGCGCCCAGGCTATCAACGCGGAACAGGTGCAAACACTTTTCGATCGCTGGCAGGAAGAGACGCGACCGAACAGCTACTATCTGCGACCGACATTCCGCGAGATCCCGGCAGAGGATGTATATTACCAGTTACCGGAGGAATTCAAGTAAATGGACATAATGGCATATGACATTAAATCCGCGCAAGCTGTCGGAGACTATCTCCGGCAGCTGCCGGTTCAAAAACGACCTAAGGGCAACAATGGCGGAAAAATTCATATGCCTAAGTATGTCAAATGTGTGTCTGCATTTGACATTGAAACGACATATCTTCCGGAGTATGACAACAGCATCATGTATATCTGGCAGTGGTGTTTTGACAATAAGTTTTGCATTTACGGTAGAACCTGGCAGGAGTTCCGGGATCTCCGGGACGTTATCCTCTGCGCGCTGGACGAGCGTACACTATGTGTATTTGTACACAACTTATCATTTGAATTTCAATTTCTCGCGGATCCGACAATCTATGAATTCCAGGAAGAGGACGTTTTCTGTATGCGCTCGCGTAAGATCCTCAAGTGTGATATGCCTACTTATCATTTAGAGTTCCGCTGCAGTTATCTGCATAGTAATATGGGCCTTGAGCGGTATCTTCAAAGTATGAATGTTGAGCATAAGAAATTGGAGCTTGACTATAAAAAAGTTCGTTATCCCTGGACGGATCTCTCGCCGGCGGAGCTGGCCTACTGCGTGAATGACGTTATAGGACTCTGCGAGGCGATCACAAAAGAAATGTTACTTGACGGTGATACACTTTATACATATCCGCTTACCAGTACCGGATATGTTAGACGAGATGCAAAGCGCAGTATGAAAAAACATCGTCAATACATTAAAGAGATCATTCCGAATTATGAGATCTATACAATGCTGCGCGAGGCGTTCCGCGGTGGAGATACTCACGCGAACAGATTGATTTCCGGTCATATTCTGGAGAACGTACACAGTTATGATAGATCTTCCAGCTATCCGGACGTAATATTAAATTGTAAGTTTCCGATGTCTGAATTTACAAATGTAGGTCATATTGAAGAACAGGAGCTATTAAATTATATTCGTCGCGGTTATGCGGTGATCATGCGCGTAGCATTGACAGATGTCAAACTAGCAGATGATACTTTCCCGGATCCGTATATATCCGTCAGTCAATGCAGGCGGCATTTTCATTTCTTTGCAGATAATGGGCGGATCGTGGAAAGCGCATATTTAGAAACGACAATAACAGATGTTGATTATGTTATTATAAAAGAGGTATACCGGAGTAAATGCTTTTACATTATCGATGCAGCAATTTCTAAATATGGAAAACTACCGTCTGGCCTGCGTGATATCAACATTGAATATTACCGCAAGAAAACGGCGTTAAAGGGTGTCGAGGGCCAGGATTATTATTACATGAAATCAAAAAACAAATTGAATTCTGTTTACGGAATGACCGCGCAGGATCCGCTTAGAAATGAGGTTAAATTTTCCTATGATCCGCTGGAGCCTTACAGAGTGGAGCAGGGTACAGAAGAGAAATACAATAAAGACCAGGGTAAACAATGGTTATCATATGCGTGGGGTGTTTGGGTCACTTCCCGGGCGCGCTTCCGGCTGTATGAGGCTATAAAGATCGTTCACAATACACCAGGCGCTTTTCACGTTTACAACGATACAGATTCCGTTAAATATGTTGGTGATGTAGATTTTTCCGCATACAACAAAAAGCGCCAGGATGACAGCATAAAAAACGGAGCATACGCTGACGATCCTAAGGGCCGCCGGCATTACATGGGAGTGTATGAACAGGAACACGATTACGACCGGTTCATTACATGGGGCGCTAAAAAGTATGCCTATGACATAGACGGCAAAACCGGCGTGACTGTCTCCGGAGTAAACAAAGCTGCCGGAGGCCCGGAGCTGGAGCAGGCCGGAGGACTGGAAAAATTTAGGCCCGGTTTTGTCTTTCGTATTGCCGGAGGTGTTGAGCTGCGCTATAATGACCATAGTAATGTTGATACAGAAATTGACGGCCATGCGCTGCACATAGGGCGCGGCGTTTCTATTCTTGATTCTGAGTATACGCTTGGTCTTACCAGCGCGTACACAGATCTAATTAAATATTCTGAGATTGACGGGGAGGAAATGCTATTATGGTAATAAAGATATGGGAATGGTTGCGCAAGCTTAATATTGTATATTTTTATATGAAGAAGAAAACTAAATTAAGTTCGGTTTACGGAATGTTTGCATCAGAAATTGTCAGAGAGGAGAATAGAACATGGTAAAAGAAATTTGGGATTGGCTGCGCGTGGCCTGCGCAGCTGCTGGCGGACTGATCGGGGTCTATTTCGGGGAGCTGCGCGGCCTGGTTATAATGCTTGTCGTGTTTGTGATCCTGGACTATGTGACCGGGGTATTGGCGGCGATTATCACAAAGACATTAGATTCTACGGTTGGTTGGCGCGGTCTGCTGAAAAAGGTATTGATATTTATTTTGGTTGCGCTCTCGGCATTACTGGACAAGCACGCTCTCGGAGGCGGAGCGCTGGCGCGAACAGCGACAATATTTTTCTACGCGGCGAATGAGGGGATCAGTATTATAGAAAATTCCGCGCGCTGCGGCGTTCCTATTCCGGAGAAACTGCGCGCGATCCTGGAACAGCTGAAAGATAGGGGAGATGATAATAATGGCAGTGAAAACGAATAAAGGACTGATAGAATACTGTCAAGCACAGTTAGGGCATCCGTATTGGATGGGAACATATGGACAGATTGCAACTAAAGCGCTGTATGAGGCAAATAAAAAGCGCCTGCCGCAGTATTATACGGCAAATGATTTTCTCCAGCAGCTGGGCCAGAGGGTCTATGATTGTGTAGGTCTTATAAAGGGTTTTCGCTGGTCCGCTTCGCCTACCAGCGCGCCGGTTTATAACGCTGCGCAGGATGTCCCTGTCTCCGGATTGTATGCTCAGTGTAAGCGCCGCGGTAATATTAACACCATGCCGGAGATCCCCGGCGTATGCGTGTTTATTCCCTCGCAACACGTTGGTGTGTATATCGGAAACGGATATGTGATCGAGGCGCGCGGCCATGCTTACGGAGTAGTAAAGACGAGACTAAAAGACAGGCCCTGGATGCAGTGGGGTATGCCCTCATGGATCACTTACGAAAGCTTAGACAAATATGTATCTGTACAGGCGCGAGAGATCCAGCGCGGCGCGTCCGGATCCGCGGTTCGGACGCTGCAGGCGGCGCTTAATGCCAGGGGGTATAGCTGCGGCACGATTGACGGAGATTTTGGAGCGAATACAGAAAAGGCGCTGCGCGAGTATCAGAAAAGCGCCGGCCTGGGTGTTGATGGTATTGCCGGCATGAATACCTGGACGCTGCTACTTAAGTAACTACTTAAGTATATTTGATTGGTTACAACAAACGGTTGTTTCCGTTTTCCTACGGATATGGTATTATATTGATAGGCCGATAAGGTCAATACATAAACGGAGGTCATTACAATGACAAAAGCAATTATTTCCTACACTGACGAATTCGGCATTAAGCGCCTGCGTCCGGTCCCCGATAATGAGCCGGCAGCTGAAACTGCTAAGTGGCTTGAATCCGTACAAGAACAGGGTGAGATTCATCTTTATTGGCTCAATAAGTTCTGCGATGAATATGTGGAATATGTTTGAGTAAGACATTACCGGGGCGGATCGCTCCGCTCCGGTTTTGAACATATCAACAAAATTTTCAACATTATGGAGGTTACTACAATGACGATCACCAGAGCAACAACGGACGATAAGAAAAAGGTTTTCATGCTGACGCACACCATCCAGGCCGGCAAGATGTCGGATCTTGAGGGGCAGATCGTGGAGCCGGTTGACTGGGCGCTTTATGATGACCTGGACAAAAAGACCGGCGAGCTTAAAACGGTGTTGTCCGTACTCACTCCGGACGGCAAAGTCTACGGCACGATCTCGCAAACGTTTATCAGCTCTTTCCTGGATCTCGCGGACGCTCTCGGAGACAACGCGCCGTTTGAGGTCTGCAGCGGAACCACTAAAAACGGACGGACGTTCATCTATCCCATTCCGGCGTAAAGACAAACAAAGACAAACAGGCGGCCTATCCGGGCCGCCTATTTTCGTATGAGGTGAAAACATGGAGCTTTACTTAGATAACGGTTATCTGGACATTGAAAAAATATATGATCGTGGCCTGCCGTGGCAGCTGATTACCGGCGGACGCGGAACCGGCAAAACATACGGAGCGCTGTCAATGGTCGTCCGGCGAAAGATCCGGTTTATCTATCTCCGGAGAACCCAAAGCCAGGTTGATATTATATCGCGTCCGGAGTTCTCCCCGTTTAAGACGATCAATGAGGATTTGAATCTGCAGATCGGCGTTAACAGTATCACGAAATACAATTCAGCATTTTATCAGATGGAGGAAAACGACAAAGGAAAGTTAGTGCCTGCCGGGGATCCTCTCGGTTATGTTGCCGCGCTCAGTACGTTTTCCAATATCCGCGGATTTGACGCATCCGACATAGAGCTGATTATTTATGATGAATTCATACCGGAGAAGCACGAGAGACCTATCCGGAAAGAATTTGATGCGCTGGCAAATGCATATGAGACTATAAACCGAAATAGGGAATTAAAAGGTCTGCCGCCGGTTCGTATGTTGTGCCTGTCAAACAGCAACGATGTAGCGAATCCGATCTTTATCGGGCTTAACCTGGTAACGCGCGCAGTCAAAATGGCAAAGCGCGGTACGGAAGTATACGAGGATCCAGCGCGCGGCCTCGGTGTATATCTTTTATTTCGGTCCCCGATCTCCAAAAGGAAATCAGAAACAACATTATATAAACTGACTGCCGGCTCGGATTTTGCGCAAATGGCAATTAATAATGATTTCGCGGATGATAAGACCAGTACACCAATTAAACAGCGTGCGATGAAAGAGCTGGAAGCTATTGCATCGATTGGAACATTATGCATATATCGTGTAAAAGGTCAGCGCTGCTATTATGCGTCCACGCATATATCAGGATCTCCGGAACGCTGGCTAATGACCGATACGGACATCTCGCGTTTTCGCCGCAATTATGCCTGGATGATCCTCGCATATGCCGAACGAAAAATAGAATGTGAGGACTACTTAGCGGAGACATTATTACGCAGAGTTTTAAAAGGTTGACATATTGTATTAAGTGTGCTAAATTGAAACTGCAGGCGGTGGCCAGAATCACCGGTCAGAAGCCGGGGCCGCGCAGTTGATTACTGCAAGAGCCGCCTGCAATCTTTTAACAGGAGAACAAATTATGGAGATCAAAGATATTATTGCTTTGGCAAACGCCGGTTTCTCTAAGGAAGAAATAGAGAGAATAGCAGCGTCCAGTCTCGCGGAACCTGTCGCGGATCCTGCACCTGCTCCGGATCCTGCACCTGCTCCGGCACCTGCTCCGGATCCTGCACCTGCTCCGGCTCCGGCACCTGCTGAGGCTCCGGAGCCTGCAGAGGGAGTGAGCGCGGATCAGATGCTGGCGGAGATCCTCGGTCTTAAAAAGCTGATCCAGGAAAACAATATAAATAATAGTCAGATGCCGCAGCAGTTGACCAGCGCACAGCAGGCGGACGCTGCGCTCGCGAGTATTATAAATCCTAATAGGGGAGGAAAATAAAAAATGCCTGTTAACACTCTTACTTTTGAACAGTGCTCCGCTGTATTAAATGATATTATGGAGCAGGCAAGCGGCCAGCAGTCCCTGGCTGCTGTAAACACGTCTGACTTTGTGAGCCAGGCTCAGATCGCGCTGCTGACCGGATTCGATACGATCTGCAACGCAATTAACCAGGTACTGACGAGAACCATCTTTTCCATTCGTCCGTACAGTGCAAAGTTCAAGGGCCTTGAGATCTCGGAGGCCGCATGGGGAAATCATATCCGCAAGCTGTCGATCGCGGATAAAGATTTTGTGGACGATGACCGGTATAAATGGCCTGTCAGTTATGATGCCACACAGAACCCGGCAGACGGTAATGGTCAGTCCGTGGATCCGTTCATTATCAACAAGCCGGACATTCTGCAGACGAATTTCTACGGTTCTTCCGTTTTTGAAAATTCGTACACGCTGACGCGTGATCAGCTGCAGCAGGCGTTTTCCGGTCCGGAGGAATTCGGGCGCTTCGTCACCCTGGTAACGCAGAACCGGGCGGACAAGCTGGAGAACGCGCGAGAGAATATGGCGCGCATGGTTCTGAGTAACTTCATCGGCGGTCTGATCGCTACGGAAGGTTCATCCATCCGCGGCATGAATACCGCGGCGATTCCTCTGCTGACGATCTACAATGCACAGACCGGCCTGTCTCTGACCGCGCAGTCCGTCTACCAGCCTGCCAACTTTAAAGCGTTTGTTCAGTGGGTTTACGCGTATGTCGCTAAGCTGTCGCTCATGTTTACGGAGCGCTCGGAGGCTTATCAGACGATTGTCAATAGTAAGCATATCCGCAGGCATACTCCGTATGCAGACCAGCGTATCTATCTCTCCGCCGGTTCCCGGTTTGCGTTTGAAATGCAGGCGCTGGCAGATGTCTATCATGACGACTATCTGACGATGGCGGATGTCGAGCCGGTCAGTTTCTGGCAGAACATTACCGATCCGGATAACATCCTGGTGACTGCCAACTACACCACTGCTACCGGCACGATCGCAACACAGGCAATTGATACCGCTTCTGATGACACTCCGATCCTCGGCGTTATCATGGACCGCGAGGCCGCCGGGTATGCGGTTACGCAGATGTGGAGTGAACCGGCGATCAACGCGCGCGGCGGATATACCACTTACTGGGATCACGCTACGCTGCGTTGCTTCAACGACTTCACGGAAAAAGGGTGTGTTCTCCTGTTGGCCTAACTCTCACAGGCCGGGCGCTGGCCGTAATGGTCAGCGCCTTTTTTAATGAGGTGATTACATGGATGTTTATTTGATGCAGTTTAAAAAGCGCGAAAACAGCACGTTGCAGCCTACAATATCGTTTCAGCCTTTTTCCGGCACTCTGCGCGAGAGCTGCAGTATTATAAATCCGTCTATCGGTTTCGATCTTGGCCAGAACACAACGCCCACAGCTAACTACGCTTACATTCCAACGTTCAGCAGATATTATTTCATTGAAAACTGGACATGGGAGCGCGGTATCTGGTGGGCGGAGATGTCAGTTGATGTCCTGGCCTCATGGAGATCTGACATTGGAACCAGTAGTAACTATGTCCTCCGCGCCGCTGCAGCGTCCAATGGCTATGTTGAGGATAACTATTATCCGATGACCAGGGAACACGCAACTGCCTATAGTATCATACAAACACCGTGGGCATATAACCGGCCCGGAGATGGATATTATATTGTAGGAATTATTTCCAATTCGGTCAATGCTATTGGAGCGGTTGCCTATTATGCGTTTTCTGCGCTGGAATTCCGCGGCTTTATGTCGGCCATGCTGTCAACGCCTACCTGGACGAATATTGACTTTACTTCCGGCGAGATCTCGGAGGACTTTTTCAAGTCCATATTTAATCCGTTTCAGTATGTCGTTTCTGCTATCTGGCTGCCGTTCGCTCCGGATCTCTCTACCGCAGTAACGTCTATTCCCTTTGGCTGGTGGAACCTGTCAGCAAATGCTCATTTAATACTGAATTCGACATGGATCCAGGACAGAGTAGTTTCACTTCCTAAGCATCCGCAGAGTGCAGGCCGCGGCGCGTTTTTAAATGGCACTCCGTATACCAGGATGTCACTTGTTTTCCAGCCTTACGGTCTGATAGAGCTTGATCCGAATCTGTATATTAATGCAACTGAGTGTACCATTTCGGTGATGGTTGACGTATTTACTGGTATCGGCACACTGACAATCAAACCGGGAGGATCCGGAGCGGACAATCCGCTTGACGTGCTGATGACGGCACAGGTTGGAGTGCCTATTCAGCTAGCACAGGTTTCTTCTGATTATATAGGCGCGATTCGTGGACTAGCCGGCGGAATCTCCGGAGTGGCTGGAGGTATAGGCGGAGCTTTAAGCGGCAATTTGATTGGCGGTATCACAAATACAATTTCCTCAGCTATTACCGGCATTGTTGACGCTGCTACTTCAATGATCCCTCATGTTTCCAGCTCCGGCGCGAATGGTTCATTCATGCCGTTTGTTTGGGGTGCTACCCTGTTTTGTGATTTCTTTAAAGTTGTTGACGAGGACCGCACACACAGGGGCCGGCCTGTCTGCGGCGTTTACCAGTTGTCGCAGCTGTCCGGTTTCCAGATGATACTGGATCCCGATATAAGCATAAACGGAACGGACGAGGAATGCAGGCGGATAAAGTCTTATCTCGCGTCCGGGTATTACTGGGAGTGATCGTATGCCGTGGTTTGCCAAAAATACCGGTTCATGGGTCACGCTCGGTTATGATCCACAAACACAAACAGGGACAATCACCAGCAGCAGACAGGGAGACGCTAATGTCCTGGCGGCCTGGTCAGCGTTCGCGGCGCTCGGTTGGTCACCTAATGCCGCGGCTGCCGTTCTCGGTGTTTGTGCTTATGAAAGCGGTTGGAATCCCTGGCGCTGGCAGTCTGATATTTTGATAGCTTCGACCGATTATTATAATCTTCATACAGCCACAACTCACGGCTACGGTCTAAACCAGTTTACGCCGGCATGGACCTATATCGGAGAATCGTCCACTTTTCCAGGCTTTGGGCCGAACTACTTAGACCAGGCCGGCAGACCGTCAGACGGAAATGCTCAGATCTATTTTATAGAGCATGGCTGCGCGGATCTCGGTTATTATTTCCGCTGGAACTATCCACAAGCCGATTACAACACTTATCCATACATTCCTTTTAATGAGTTTAAGGTAACGGCAATAACTGATTTTACCTATCTGGTGAATCAATGGCTATGGAACTATTCGCGAGGAATTGCGGAACATGGCGGTTCATTAGAAATGCGAGTAGCTGCCGCAGAATATGCGTTTACTCTGATCGGTGGGTATATTCCTACACAGGAGGGGAAAAGCTGGTTATACGGTAAGGCGGCAGCGCAAAAGAAAATTCTAGCAAGGAGGCGTAAATTGATATGAACAACGCGCCGTACTTTTATGACTATGTTAACGCGCAGAACGCGGTAGTATCTCCGTCTACGGTGCACATCTCAAATACTAGGTTGGCAGCGTTCTTCCGGCGGTATCTCATGCAGCTGGCCATGAGCGTTTACAAGTGGACAGCGCCGGAATACTGGGATATGGACTATTTCCGCGCGGTATTATATAGCTACGGCTATATTGCTATTATCGACACTGACAAATTCGGTGTGATCCCTCAGCAGGGTGGACTTTCCGGGTATAATGTGTTTTACAGACCGTCTCACATTATCATAGCCAATCCGCTGATAAAATCGGAAACACTGCAGATTGATCGTGATTGTACAGTGATCCGGTTCCAGTCCGATTTCTGCGGAGTGCTGGATCTGGTAAACTACTATGCCAACATGATGGCATTGACAGCAGACACAGCAGCGACTAATATTATTAATAGTAAGCTTTCGTATCTGTTCATAGCAGAAAATAAGACCGCTGCAGAGACGCTGAAAAAACTTTATGACAAGATCGCGAGCGGCGAGCCGGCGGCGTTCGTTGATAAAAAACTGTTTTCTGCAGACGGATCTCCGCTGTTCCAGTTTCTCGCGCAGAATGTCAAACAGAATTATATCGCGTCAGATCTGTTTTCTGATCTTATTAAATTGGAAAATCAGTTTAAAACGATCATAGGTCTGCCGAACGCGAATACGGAGAAGCGCGAGCGTGAAGTGGTGGCAGAAGTCACGTCAAACGATGTTTCTACAGCGTCCAGAGCCAGCGAATGGCTGCAGCGCTTAAAAGACGGATGCAGAAAAGCGCGAAAAATGTATGGAATAGATCTTGATGTTGATTTCCGATTTCCGCCGGCAGTGACAGAGGGGAGGAATAACAATGCGGTCAACTCTGAGTCTTAAGGCGCTTTATGACTGGGATAATACCATTTTCTCCGGACTGGCAGTGCCTCCGAACGTGCGGCGCCAGGTTGTTATTGATAATCTGCTGATAGAGACCTGGGACCAGGAGATTGTTTATCCTGATCCGGCAATAATGAAAGACGCTATTACACATTGGGCCTCTCTCCGGCTGCCGGTCTGGGTGGAGCTGCAGAAAACGCTGGAATATGATTATAATCCGATAGACAACTATGACCGTAATGTGAATCTGACAACTGACAGAGATTATGATCCGCGTACAACTATGACAGAGGTTACCAGCGGAGGCGATACGATCAACGACTATACCGCAGGATTTAACTCTGCCAGCGCGAACGCAAACACTCCGCAGAGTAAGACCGTTTCGACGCTCGGATCCACAAATACCAGGACAGCCGGCGGTCATGATGATGAAAAGACTGTTGTCTCCGGGCGCGTTCATGGTAATATCGGAGTTACCACTACACAGAAGATGATCAACGAACAGCGCGAGGTTGTGCTTTTCAGCGTGGAGCGGAATATTATAGATGATTTCAAATCACGATTCTGTTTACTGATTTATTAATGGAGGTGCTGTCATGGCTATTGAAATGGTTCCGTATAGCAATTTTCATGATCTCAATCTTGACTGGGTTCTGAAAGTTGTCAAGGAAGCGGAGGATATTATCAACGGTGACCGCGGAGATATTGCGGAGATTATGCAGGAGCTGCAGCAGGCCGTAGAGGACGCGCAGGCCAGTGTAGAACAGGCACAGACTGCCTCACAGGCTGCCGCTAATGCTTCGGTCAATGCGGTTCTTTCCTCGGATGCCGCACAGGATGCCGCAAGCCGGGCGCGCGAGAGTGCCGCGGAGGCGGAGCAGACGATCGCAGATTTTGACCAGTCTGTCGTAGACGCTGCCGGAGAGTGGTTGGAGGATCATGTAGATCCGCAGACCGGGTATGTTGTAGATACGTCTCTGACGATCTCCGGCGCTGCCGCGGATAGTAAGACGGTGGGCGATCGGTTTACTGTCGATGAAACCGCAATCAATGCCGCGGATCTCCGTCTCCAGATCCAGCAGATCGAGCTTAACAGAATAGCGTCAAATATCGCGGATCCCTATGATTCCACTGAGACATATGCCGCTGGCGATTACTGCATTTATGATAATGTCCTCCGGGTATGTATTGCCACAACTACCAGCGGTGCGTTTAACGCTGCTGACTGGGACATTGTGACTGTCGTTTCTCAGCTCGGAGGCGGTGGAGGCGGTGGCGGAGATCTCTCCAACTACTACACCAAACCGCAGACGAACGCTCTTCTGTCTCAGAAGGTGGATAATACCTATCTGCAGTCAAACTATTATGACAAAGGACAGGTTGACACGATTGCCGGCACGAAAGCGGATCAGTCCGCGCTGAGTGATTATTACACGCAGACGCAGATTGATACCATGATGTCCGGGAAAGCGTCCACTGCAGCGCTGAACGCGTACTACACGAAAACGGAAGCTAATACGCTCCTGGACGCGAAAGCGGACGATTCTGATCTTGCCAACTATTACACGAAATCGCAGATTGACGCGCTGTTTGCATCCGTGACAAATCCCTATCCGATCGGATCTATCTATATGTCTATCAATAGCACGTCTCCGGCAACTCTCTTCGGTGGCACCTGGGAGCAGCTTAAGGATAGGTTCCTGCTGGCAGCAGGTGACACGTACGCAGCAGGCACCAACGGAGGCGAAGCCTCGCACGCTCTCACGATCCAGGAGATGCCGTCTCATAACCATACGATCCCTCGCGGTGGCACCGGTTTTGGTTCTGCTGGTTATGGCATCATTGGATACAGTCAGCAGTTTACCGGAGCAGATTCTACACGAATCGGTTATACTGGTTCCGGTTCTGCTCATAACAATATGCCTCCGTATTTGACAGTCTATATGTGGAAGAGAACCGCATAAATAGATTGCCTAAATATTGAGCAATAAAATTGAATAGATATTTCCCTTAGTCTGTTAAATATTTCCAGCAATAAATAGACTAGGGGAAATTAGTTTAGACTAACCCTATTAGAGAAATTT